GAGTTGCCCCATGTAAGACGGTTGACTTCCAAACAATCGAGCTAAGTATTCGTCCATCTTGCCCTCACAACAGAGAGATGCGCTTGCGTTGCACTGGCTGAGCGAGCAACGAGTTGAAATCTACACCCTGCGGGACTTGTCCGCGCTTGATGCCTGGAGGAGGTGGTGCTTGCGGGGCTGATTGCTGCATCATATTCATGCCTTGCATACCCATACGCATAGCTGTAGGCGATCCAGAGGAAAAAGCCATTTTAGCTAACGGGCCACCAGCACCCGCATAAGTCGCAGAACCACCTGTAGACATAAGCCCAGGTAAACCAAACTCACCTGTCTGCGCTGCAAGCATTGCTGCTTGCTGTGAACCCATTGTCATCCCAGGTAAAGAACCGTAGGCAGTCGCTAGAAATGGATTAGCAGTACCAGCGGCAGCGGCAGCAGTTCCAGCAGAAGCGGCAGCCTGAGAGGCGGCAGCAGCAGTAGCCATCTCAGCAGCAGTAGCGGCAGCAGCGGCTTCGGCTGCACCAGCAGCAGCGGTAGAACCAATAACCTCGGCAGCAATAAGAGGTTCTACGCCACTCACGACAGCAATGCCTTTCCTGCGAGTGCTGCGCCAAGTACGCCTGCAAGCGGGTTAGAGTAACTAGGCGCAACCGTCTGCATCCCTTGTGGCGCACCAAAGGAAGATGAGAGGAATGACTGCAAGGCTGCGTAAGGTGCTTGCTGTTGGTAGTTGAATCTCTGGATAGCGTCTTGTAGAGCCGCTTGTTGGTAGCTTTCTGCTGCCTGACCTGCCTGTGCAAGTTGTGCAATGTCCGTGTAGTCCTGTGCAGCCAAGCCTGGAGCAGCACCGATAGCCGCTTGTTGGAACCCTCTTTCTTGAGAATACAACTGCGCCCCTGTCTGAGCAGCCGCTTGTTGTCTTGCTTTTTCTGCTTCGTAAAGTTGAGCGCCAGTCTGCGCTGCGGCTTGTTGTCTTGCTTTTTCCGACTCGTAAAGGTTGAGTCCGAGACCAAGAGCCTGTTGTTGTCTCGCTCTTTCGGCCTCGTAACCGGAGTAACCAAGTTGTGCGGCCTGTCCTGTAAGAGCGTTAGCAAGTGCGCCTTGTGCGCGTTGTTCTTGACTCATCAGGGCTTCGTTAGTCCCGTAGCGTCCAGCCTGAGAAGCGCGAGACCGCATTTGGTTGATTGCGTCCTGGTACTGAGTTGTTGCTGCCTGGAACCCAGGTTGCAGCGCAGACGAGTAATAAGGATTTGCGCCAAGATAAGCACCGCTAATTGCTTTAGCTAACTCAGGGCTTGCAGCCGACCCTAATGCCTGCGCTTGTTGCCCCGACAATGTTTGAGACAAGTAAGGGCTAATGCTAGCCCCTAAAGCCTCTGCCTGCTGGCCTGAAAGAGTCTGAGCCAAGTACGGAGAAATAGTTTGGCCTAAACCTTGAGCCTGCGACCCTGTTAGGGTTGACGCTAGCTGTTGTTGCGCCAAAGGAACAAGCGGGTTGCCTTGCATAGCCCTTGTCTGCATGGCAGACAGTGCAGATTGGGTCTGCTGAGATGGGCCTACATAGGTTGCTCCCGTGTAAAACTCAGGAGCACCCTGTTGATAGAGTCTTTGCGCTTCCTGTAGTCCATACTGGACATATGGACGCATTGTCGGGTCAAGTTCGGTTCTCGTAACCGTGTTTGTCGTACCGCCAGCCATGTTAAACCTCTCTCACCCACTTACGGGGTCTAAAACCTAACGCCTTAGCCTTGCGATCCCAGCCTTTACGCCACGAATCAAAGCTGATAGTTTTCGCGCCACCACTTCTCGCAATGCCGAGAACATGATCCAAGCCTGCACGACTATCTCCCTTGCCATAAGCGCACCAAATATGCAAATTATCGCCGATAGGCTGCAAAACAACAAAGCCCACAACAGAGTTATCCTCAACAAAGACCCAAAGAAGTGATCTTCCTGTAAAGCAGTCCGAGTAAATGTCCTCAGGTATCCACGATTCTGGGCTTTTCTTAAGGATGACTTCCAATCCTGGCTTGATGTATTGCCAGACACCCCTAAGCTCATCTTGTTTGATGTATTGCACATTCATCCGACCACCACATAGCCATACGTTTTGTCAGAGGTTGCATTTGGAAAATGCGTAATCACAGCAGAACCGTTCGTCACGCTCGAAACATACACACCACCGTTAGAAAACCCGCCCACAAACTGCATCGTGGCAATCACAGAAGGAGTCGCAGGACGCGTAGGGCTCGACTGAGTGGCGATATGCTCGATGATGACAAGCGTTGACGTTGTAGCCCACATCAACTCGATGTAATCGTTAGCAGCAAGGTCTACAAAGAGGTTAAGCGCAGCAATAACATGGCCCTTTACCGACCCATGCTTAGAGTCAATCGAGAATTTTGAGTTTGAGTCAGCAATGTCAGTTCCGTTCTTCCTAATCCAGACATCAACATCCTGAATCTGCGAGTCATCGTTAGCAAACTGTATCGAGAACTGGAAGTTGTACTTACCCGCCGCCCTGACGTTGATCCTGCTTGAGTTGGAAAGGTAGACGTTGTTCGTTAAATCGGTATTGGAAAGCGTAATCGCATACGCTGTTGTTGTGCTCGCAGCAGATTGATCGTTAGCGTCGTAAAACGAGCCATACGGGATTGAATCAGCGTAGGCATTAGCAGAGTAGGGGACAAGAATAATCTTGCTCTCTACCCCTATTCTCGCGTCTGTAATCGTGGTTGTTGTGGCGTTTCCTGTGTTGAGCGTTACCGTTCCGGTGTTGTTGGTCTTACCGTCCATAATGCCACGGACAATTTCAGCAACTGCTCGCTGATCGCCACCAAACGGAGGCAGCGTCCTGAAGATCATCGCATACCCTGCGGAACGATAGTTACATCTAAACCAACCGCAGACGACCAAACACCAGAAGGTATGGCCTTGATCCGATGATAGGTTCCTGCTGATCGTAAACCAATGCGGTTATCGTCATTGCTCGTGTAAGTAGAGCCTGTGAAGTCTGTCTGTTGGTTTAGCCTGCGTCTTGAGTTGACCTGTACGGAACAAGTGCCGCTATCGATGACAGGTCTAATCAGTGTCATCACTGAAGGCATGTCGTTAAGAGATAGATCCGGCGTAACGATGTTTGCTGTTAGGTTAGACCCAGAAAAAGCAATGATCTTTGCGCCTAATGTCCCTGTTAGCAAGGTCGAAGTCACCGTATAACCAAAGGAATCGAGGCTTGCAGGTAGAGAATCAAGACCACCAAATGCGTCTAGTTGCTCTAAGGTCAACCCTGAAGATGAAGTTGTTGTGATCGCTGTCGACGAAGCAATGGTATCTGCGTTGATCTCAGCGTACGACCACTTAGAGAGGTTGAAGTTGTAGATCAAGAGCGCAGTCGTTTGGTCTACGGTCTTGAAACACCATATAACAAGGTTCTTAAGCGGGTCTACAGCAGCAGACATCGTGGATAACTGCGAAATGTCCACGTTATTAAAGAACCATCTATCTACCTTCTCCACCGAAATAGACTTAACTTCCTGTCCGTTCGTGACATAAAACCCGTCGTCAGACAAAAAGAAGCTCGATCCTGCGTACTGAATGATTGAGTTTGGCTCCATACAACCCAAACCCCTAGAGATCGTGTCGAATTGGAATACAAGAGGGCTTCCAACGTATGACATACGGACAACCGCACGATCCATAAACACGATGCCGTACTCACCGCCCGTCAGACCCTTGACGTGTCCACCATCAGGTATGTCCTGGTAGTCTGCTTGTGTCGTTGCGGCAGGAGTCCAGCTTGTCTCGTCTCCTAACGCGCACCACTCGACGCGATTAGGGTAGACCGTTGAACCGTTGTTAAAGCCTGCAACAACAAAGTCCCTGACCGTTGTGACGTACCTAGACTTAGGTGCAGCAGCACCAAGGTCTGCAAATAGGGTAGACGAACCCATGAGGTAGCCCTGGAGTCGATTACCTCCATTGGCAGCAATCACTCGATTGCCAAACTGGGTGAAACGCCACTTCTGATCTGAAGGTGTTGTATACCCTCCAGATTGAGAAACATCCGTAAGGTTTAGGTTTGTGCCTAGCTTGAATAACTTCGTATCACCGCCAGCAAAGACCGTTACCGCCTCGTCCGGAGCAGCCGCAGCAGCAACCGAATTAAGCGTTTCTGAAGCCGCATTGCTCCACTCACTAGGCGAAGATAAAGGGCCATAACCCACCTGTTGGGGTATGACGTTCTTGGCATCAACAAGGGCTCCTGCTACCCCTGGTTGATCCGGCAACCACTCACCAAAGTTAACTCTCATCGCTTGGCAAGTGTCATGGCTAGAGGCACACCGGAATACTGGCCTTCCTCGTCTGAACGCGTGAGAGCGGCAATAGCACGATCATAAAGCGCACCCCAGGTCTGTAGCCTGGGATCGTTCATAAGATAAGGTTCGGCCTCGCCTAGCGACCCGTAGAGGAGTGCATCCGGACAGGTCGTAATCCAGAGATTTGTCGGGGCCGCTGTAGATAAAAAAGCAGGAGCCGCGTAGTAGAGGATCTTGATGTCGTAATTGCTGTCAGGAATTGGGGCAAGTTGAATCGTAGACCCAAGGATGGTGTAGAAAGCCGGTACACCACTTTGGTTCGTCCTACCGTTCCGAATAAAGATGCTCGGCGTTGCGAACGTAATAGGGAAGTCGGGGTCAGAGTCAA